TTATTTTTTAAGGCTATCAATACAATTATAAAGAGTAAAAGGAGTGATGCGTTATTTCAAAGCAACAGACATCTCAGAAATACATATTCAAGATCCACAGCTCTCGTTTAAGAAAAGCAAAGTGGAATCTAACCTTGCCGCTGTCTGAAGCACGCAAGAATGACGAGGTAATCTCGCTTAGCGATAGTCAGATGTTACGCTGGATTGACGAGTTAAACGGTATAGAAGACGCAGATTATACCGCTAAAAAGATCAAAAAAAGCATCAAAATGCTTAAAAAACAGCCAAATTCACTGCAAAATCGCCGAGAAATCAAGAAATTATACGAAAAACTGGACAAAGTACAGCATAAGCCCGATTATATGTGCCTTGTGATTGATAAAGAGAAGGACTACCGCAGAGCCTGCCGAGGCTTCACGATTAACGATGTTAAGTATGTCCGACTGCTTGGAACCAACGGTGGCGTAAAGAACGAAACGATTGTTTTCGTTAGCGAGCGTCTATCCAAAGAGCTTCGTGCTCGTATTAACAACGGTCGTGATGAAAGTGTAACCCTTATTCCTGCGAAGTTTGAGGCATACAGAGCCTTGACCTGTAGTGGTTCGATCCCAGTTTCGATGCCAAAGGGCATTTTAGTGGTCAATGACTGCGAGACAGAGTTCTATGAAGACATCATTAGCCTTAACGACGCTAACAGTGACGAACCGATTATGGAATATGTCCAGAACGAAAAGGTACAGTTGAATGAGTCTGACGGATATGGTCTGATGTTACCGTCTCTGGCTGAGCGTTGGTCTAAAGAGTTGGGTCTTGACTACTTGGTTAGCGGTGTGAACACCCGCTTCTCTTGGGAAAAGGGTATGATCTTCTGCTTCGACTTCCTTGAGTTTGCCGATAATGTGGCTCATACTCGTATGGTAAAAGACGCTTGGGGCAACGAGGTCGATATTTCGACTGTTGAGCTTATCCTTACTACTTCAATGTTGAAGTTGTGGAAGTGCTACTCCAGTATTGAGCATTATCTTGAGTGCTGTGAGAAGAACCATTACACATTTGGCGTAGCAAAGACTTGCCCTAAAGAGCTTGAGAGCGAGCGCGACCTAAACTACCAGTTCATTCAGAGCTACAATTTGAATGACGAGCAGATTAACGAGCTGATTCAGCCTACTGTTGACGACATCAAAGACATTCTCTCCGGAGATTACCAGAAAGCAATCCTGTTCCTTAAAGGTATGTATCTCAACGAGGACAACATTGACTACATTGAGAGCGACTTTACCAAGGCGCTGATGATTGACAAGCGCATTTACAACGACCCATTTGTTAAGCGCAAGATTTATCAAATGGTTCGTAAGCGTATTAACGATGCGAAGATCGGTGTTATCCGTGTTCACGGCAACTACTCTATTGTTTCTGGCGACCCATATTCGCTGTGTCAGAGCATTTTTGGATTGCCGGTGACAGGTTTGTTAAAGAAAGGTGAAGCATACAACCGTTTCTGGGTTGACCGCAACACCGAAAAAGTGGTTTGTTTCCGAGCGCCTATGACCTGTCATAATAATATTCGCCTGATGCACATACCGAATAACGACGAAGTTAACCATTGGTATCGCTACATGACTGCTTGTACGATTTTCAACTCGTGGGATACGGCAGCGCACGCATTGAATGGTATGGATAAGGACGGCGACTTGGTATTATTAACTGATAACAAGGTCTTGGTTGAAAATTATCGTCCCCTACCTGCGATTATGTGCGCTCAGCGTAACGCAACTAAGGTTGAGGTTACTGAGGAACTGCTTATCCAGTCTAACATCGACAGTTTCGGTGATGATATAGGTAAGACTACAAACTGGATCACAACTATGTTTGATGTTCAGTCGCAGTACGAACCCGATAGCGAGGAATATCAGGTATTGGACTACCGTATTAAGTGTGGTCAGTTGTATCAGCAGAACTCAATCGACAAGGCTAAGGGCATTATTGCTAAACCGATGCCAAAAGATTGGTATGATCGAGCGGCTAACCGCATTACCGACGACTTATCCGAAGAGGAAGTACAGCGTAGGCTGTTTAATCTTCGTGTACTGGCTGACAAGAAACCGTATTTTATGCGTTATATCTATCCTAACTTAATGAGCCAGTATAATACATACATAAAAAACACCGACAAGAAGTGTGTTCGTGAGTTCAGACAGACTATTGAAGAGTTAATGGCAAAGAGTCCCGACGAGCTCACACAGGCAGAAGCTGAATTTATCGACTACTACATTCAGAGAATGCCGGTTGGTATGCACCCTTGTGTAATGAATAAGATTTGCAGACGCTTCGAGGAAGAGTTTGACAACTACTTTCTAAAGAACATTTCCGAAGAAGACTTCGATTATAGCATTATGAAGAGTGGTCAGGAGTACACCACCACACAGTATAATGCGATTGCAAAGCTGTATGAACAGTACACTAAGCGTTTGCAGGAATATATGCAGTTCAGTAAGCGAGAACGAATTGATGAAGACGAGTCAGCAACAAAGCGAAGCCTTATGGTTCGTGATTTCAGGGTTGAGTGTGAACGAGCGTGTTCTAACTCTGCACAGTTGTGCGACATCATTCTTGATTTATGTTATCGCCGTAGCGGATCCAAACAGTTCTGTTGGGATATATGCAGTGAAGAGATTATTGAAAATCTACTGAAGAACAATGACAACACTATATACTTCCCAGTGCAAGACGAGGATGGCGACATTGAGTTCTGCGGAAAGAGATTTACACTTGAAAGTAAGGGAGGCATATAAATGACCAACATTGTTCTGAACGAGAAAGCGTGTGCAGAGTATGCGCTTGAGAATTTAGTCCTTGGCTCAAAGCCCACCGAGACTTTGGGTCGAGTCGCAAGATATTATTATAGCATCGGCTATAAAAAGAAGGAGATCGGCAGTCTGCTTGAAGACTTTATGTTGAAGTGCGACCCCACTATCAACATCGTAAAGTGGCAGGCTACCATTGATAAACAGGTTAACAGCGCTGATAAGTACGAGCTTATCGACATTTCGGGGGTTGAAATTACCCAGAGCGAAATTGACAAGATACAGCAGATTGAGGGTAAGTTGCTTCAAAGGTTGATGTTTACGATGCTTTGCCTTGCTAAGTATGGTAATGCCATCAACCCCAACAATAACAACTGGGTGAACCGTAAAGATAAGGAAATCTTCAGTCTTGCTAACATTACGCTCACGACCAAGAGACAGTCGTTATTGATTAACGACCTCTGGACGATGCAATACATAGGATATAGCCGAGTTGTGGACAATATCAACATCAATGTCAAGATTGTTGATAACGAGAGTCCGACGGTGCTATATATCAGTGATTTCCGTAATTTGGGCAATCAATATATGAGATACTGCGGCGAAAAGTATATTGAGTGTGAGTGCTGTGGCAAGGTGGTTAAGGAAAAACACGGAAAACAGCGTTATTGTACTGAGTGTGCTACGGAGATTGACCGCCAAAAATCACTGGAACGATACTATAAATCGCACAATTCTTAACTTGTCAATACAATTATAAAGAATAAACTTCGATTTATCACAACCTTGAAAGGTGCGTGTTTTCGCACCTTTCTGGGTATGTGTCACTCATTCTATACTTAGTAAGAATAAGAAAAAATTGATTTGAGAAAGTGAGGGAAAATGGTGCTTAACTATTATAAAGTTTATATGCACATATTTCCAAACGGAAAGAAATACATAGGCTCAACAGGCAAAAGTTTGCAACAGCGTTGGAACAATGGTAGAGGATACTATTTCCAAAGTAGGGTTTTTGATGCGATCTGCAAATTTGGATGGAATAATGTCAATCACTATCTCTTATTCGATGGATTAAGCGAAAAAGAAGCAAAGCTAATTGAGAATGCTTTAATCTATAAATTTCAAACACATAAAAAGACTTATGGATACAACACAAAGGTCATAGTTCCCGCTGACGGTTTTATTATCCCACCCTACAAGAAAAAGCAAATTAAATGTAGCGAGGTTGATGAATGCCTACGCAATTATGTTAATCCTCCCAAGCGAAAGCCAAGTGCTGTGGCAAGGGCGGTTATGATTGTTGAAACGGGTGAAATCTTTGACAGTATATCCGATGCTGCGAGAGCGTTTATGATTACTCCGGCATCAATCAATTGCGCTTTGCGCAAACAAACACGCTGCTGTGATTTTCACTGGCAGTATATTACATCGAAGCAGAATGAAAGGATTGTTTGAATGATTAGTATCACTAAAGAGGAAACAAAGCTTATCCGTAAGTATTTTCCGTATGTACATATCAGACGCACTATGCACAAGTACTATATGGAAGAAAACAAGAAGGCTATGGATTTCCTTAAAAATTGCAATGCAAACAAAAAGTAAGGAGTGAGGGCGCGTGAACGAAAATGTTAATTTTATGAAAGCCCCCGATGAATCCGAGCTTCAGTACATCTGGAGAATGTGCTCAGCGAAAGACGCAGGCGTAATTGAATTAACATGGACAGAACTCGCCGAAATTTTGAATAAAGAGCTGGTGGACGACGAGAGCGAATATCTTGGAGAATCGGCGTACCGCAAAAAGTACCAGCAGGCTAAAGCCTTTTATGATGAAGTCTTCTCTCGAATGGTCTCAGAAGAATATCACGACCGAATTGCAGAGAGAGAACGAGCATTACAGAAAACACTCTACAAGGTGCAAACCGAAAAGTTAGAGTACAACAGATGGTTGCGTGAAGATGCACGAGATGAACTTTTTGAAGAAAAAGTCATCGAATCAATCAGGAAATATTCAAGTGTCTCCAACCCACCCAGAGCAATTGATGTTGTTCACGGTAAGCGTGCAGGCGTGTTAGTTATAGCCGACTGCCACTTTGGTAAGGAATACAAGATCTATGGACTCTTAAACGAGGTAATCAACGAGTATAGTCCTGAAATCTTCTATTCTCGTATGGAGCAAGTTTTCAATGAGACTCTTGAGCAGATTGAAAAAGAGGGTCTCTCTGTTATACATATATACAATCTCGGCGATAGCGTCGAGGGATTCATCAGAAATTCGCAATTGTGGAGTCTGCGTTGGGGCGTGATTGACTCTGCCACTATCTTTGGTAACTATATGGGCGACTGGCTAAAGACATTATCCAGTAAAGTGTCAATCGTTTATCACCAAACAGATGGCAACCACGATGAATTGCGACTGTTAGACGGCAAGAAAGGACAGCACTTGTGCGAGTCCGCCGGCAAAATTATCAAAAATTGCATCGTTCTAAAGAATGAGGGCAATCCCAACTTCCAGTATGTCGAGAACAAAACAGGACTTATCTTTGATAATGTCTGTGGTTACAACATTCTCGGTGTTCACGGTGAGGTTAAGAATTTGTCTCAGGCAATTATGGAGTTCGATAACATCTATGATACAAAGATCTCCTATCTGATTGCTGGACACAAACATCACGGCGAGTTTAAGAATTGCGGCGTGAGAAAAGGTTGTATTGGCGTTGGTTCAATTATCGGTAACGATGAATTCTCAATGACAATACGGCAGTGTGCAGATGCAACTGCATCCTTTATTGTGTTTGAAGAAGGAAAAGGAAAAGTTGACGAACACACTTATGTTTTGAATTGACCACAGAGAGGAGTGACTTGCTATGTCAAGAAAAACAAAGATGAATGTGTTGACGAGCGAGGAATTGATTAAGCAGGTCAATCCCGATAATATTCGATTGAAGGAAGATTTCTTGTCTTATCTTCGATCTGTGCAAAGAAGCCCAAAGACTATCTATTGTTATGAAAATGACCTTGATATTTTCTTTGTGTGGAATGCGCAGCACAACCGAAATAAGTTCTTCCCACAGATTTCAAAGCGTGATTTGGTTGCTTACCAATATTGGCTGCTTAATGAAAATGGTAACTCTCCCGCTCGTGTCCGTAGGTTAAAATCTACTATCTCGTCTTTGAGCAATTACATTGAGACGATTTGCGATGACGAGCCAGAGTTTAAGGACTTCCGATCAATCGTGAAAAAAGTTGAGAACCCAGTTAACCAACCCGTAAGAGAAAAGACGGTTCTCAAAGACGAACAACTTGATGCTTTGCTTGACCATTTGGTTGAGAAAAAGAAATATGATAAAGCTTGTATGCTTGCGCTTGCTATGTGCTCTGGTAGGCGTAAGGCAGAGCTTGTCCGTTTCAAGGTGTCTTACTTCGATGATGCTAATATCATCTATGGTTCTTTATACAAGACACCGGAAGCGGTTAAAACAAAGGGTCGTGGTAACGGTAAATTCATTCACTGCTACACTCTCCGTCATAAGTTTAAGCCATATCTTGATATGTGGCTTGCTGAAAGGAAGAAGCGTGGCATTGAAAGTGAGTGGTTATTCCCGCGCAAGGACGACTTAAATGAGCATCTCAAGCCCGAAACTCTTAACAGTTGGGCAAACACATTCACAAAATTTCTCGGTGTTGATTTCTACTGGCACTGTCTGAGGCACTACTTTACCACTCACTTGGTAAGAATGGGGCTTCCCGATGGTGTTATTCAAGATATTATTGGTTGGTCTTCTGCGGATATGTTGAGGTTATATACCGATATTCCAGTTGACGAACAAATCGGTAAATATTTCGACGAAAACGGTATCAAAACAGTAGATAAGGCATCAATTTCAGATTTATAACCAGAATGAAAGGATTAAATACATATGTTAAAACGAAATGATATTATTGAGCGACTTGCCTTGAATGGCTACACGAAGAAGGATGCCGGTGTGATCCTTGACGATGTAATCAAGATTATCACCGAAGCGTTGGTTGAGGGCGAAAGCGTACAGATCCACGGATTTGGTACATTCGATGTTAAAGAATGTAAGCCTCGTGAGACTGTTGACCTACAGACCAAAGAGCGAATTGTTATTCCTGCTTACAAAGCACCCAAGTTTACCGCAGGTAAGCTGTTAAAGCGTGCAGTCAAGGAAGGCTTCATCAGAGAATAAGTTGGTGATTTGCAATGGCGAGAACAAGCAAAATTCAATCAACAAGTACTAAGCCAAAACAAGCCGCTCCGCTAAAAGATGAACGAACAGAGTTTTACTGCTGTCGTTGTCAAAAGCAATACAAAAGGCAGAAAGCAAACTTTCCTGCCTCCCAAAGTACTCTTTACAAGGGTAACGGCGGTTACTTGGCAATTTGTAACAACTGTGTTGATGAATTGTTCGAGCACTATAAAGCAGCACTCGGTAATGAGGCAGATGCCATTCGTCGCGTCTGCCTCAAATTTGATATTTACTGGAACCCAGAAATATATCAGATGCTGAACAAAGCAAGTACAAGCCAATCCCGTGTAAGAGCTTATATAAGTAAAACCAACCTATACAAATATATAGGTAAAACATTCGACGACACACTCGACGAAGAATATGCTCAAAAACTCGAAGCCGAGGCTGCTGTACAGGCAGAGCTTGAAGCAGCAGAACGAGCACGAGAAGAGTCTATTATCAAGAGCGTCGAGCCTGTTTATGACGACGAAGAAAAGGAAATCGTCGTTGATGAAAACATCATCCAATACTGGGGAACTGGTTTTACCCCAGAAATGTATATCGAATTGGAAGGTAGGCGTAACTACTGGTTATCACAGTATCCTCCCGGAACAGTTTTGAACCCCGGCGAAGAAGGTATCTTGAGACAGATCTGTAACTTGGAGATTAGTATCAACCAAGACAGAGCAGCCGGTAAGCCTATTGAAAAGAGTGTTAATGCTCTTAACACATTGTTTGGCAGTATGAATATGAAACCGTCTCAGAAGAAAGAGACGGAGGAAAACTATGTGCCGTTTGGAGTCGAGATTGCTCGATTTGAAGACGGCGATCCAATTCCAGAACCAGACGAAGACTTTAAGGATGTTGACGGTATGCGTCACAACATCTTAACTTGGTTCTTGGGTTCGTTGTGTAAAACAGCGGGTATCAAGAACGAATACAGTCAGATGTTTGAAGACGAGATTGGACAATATACTGTTGAGCGTCCAAAATACGATGACTCCGACGATGATGTTGAGGAAGGTGAAACGGTGGTATAATGGCGAAATACACGCACAAACAAGCAATTGGTCGTGCCGCCGCTTATTATCGAGCCAACCCACACAGATTCGTTAAGGATTTCTTACATATTGACTTACGCTGGTTTCAGAAAATCGTAATTTATGCGATGAATATGAATCCAGCTTTTTGTATGATAGCCTCTCGTGGTCTTGGTAAATCATTCTTAATTGCAATTTACTGTTGCGTTAGATGTGTTCTGTATCCCGGAACCAAGATATGCATCGCTTCTGGTACCAGAGGTCAGGCAACCAATGTCTTGGAAAAGATACGAACCGAGATTATTCCAAAATCAAACGAGTTAAAGTGCGAGCTAAGGGGTGGCGACATTAAGATAGCCGCGTCAGAAGCAATTGCACTATTCAAAAACGGATCATATATCAAAGTTGTTACTGCGTCCGACTCTGCTCGTGGTAACAGAGCAAATGTTCTGGTGCTTGACGAGTTCCGTATGATTGACAAAGATACAATCGACACCGTATTGACTAAGTTCCTTACTGCAAGCAGACAGCCGGGATATCTTAGCAAGCCAGAATATGCTCACCTAAAAGATCAAGAGCGTAACCGACAAGTGTATTTGTCGAGTGCGTACTTCCAAGATCACTGGTCTTATATGAAGGTTAAGTCCTTCGTTAAGAATATGCAACACCCAGACCGTGATTGGTTTATTTGTTCATTCCCTTATCAGTTAGCAATTAAAGAGAAACTATCCAACAGAGAAGATATCGCCGACCAAATGCTTGACGAGGACTTCAATGAAATTCGTTGGATGATGGAAATGCTCGCAGAGTTCTATGGTGACTCTGAGGGCTCTTTCTTTAATTACGAGGCTGTTGCTAAAAACAGAAAGATACAATATCCGATGTTGCCCGGACGAATGTGTGCAAAACTTGCTAACAACACAAAATTGCGCATTCAACCTAAAACAGCAGGCGAAAAACGAATTTTGTCTGTGGATATTGCGTTAATGTCGAGTAATAAGCACAAAAACGACGCATCTGCAATCTTTATTAACCAATTATTGCCGACCAAAGCAAGCAGATATATCAATAACATTATTTACACAGAGACATCTGAAGGTTTACGAACCGAGGAGCAGGCTCTGCAAATCCGCAGGCTATATGAAGAATATGAATGCGACTATATTGTTATCGACTGTAAAGGTGTTGGTCTTGGCGTTTACGATGCGTTGGCAAGCGACATTTCAGATGTTGAGTCTGGTGAAATATATCCAGCTCTCTCCTGTTGTAACAACCCCGATATGGCTGCAAGGTGTACAAGCCGTAACGCGGAAAAGGTAATATGGGCAATCAATGGTGCAGCGAGATTTAACTCAGACTGTGCCGTTATGCTTAGAGAGGGATTTAAGAGTGGTAAGATTCGTCTGCTCGCTACAGAGTATGACGGAGAAAAGGCGTTAGCGTCTATTAAGGGTTATAACAACCTACACCTCTCTGACCAAACGGAGCTTACCCTCCCGTATGTAAACACAACACTTTTAATCAACGAACTTATCAATCTTCAATACGAGGATTCAAATGGTTTAATCAAAATTACCGAGAAAAGCGGTATGAGAAAAGACCGTTATTCAAGTTTGAGCTACAACTATTGGGTTGCTTGTCAGCTTGAAAAGAATATTCGTAAGAGATCAAGTAGCGCTGATAGCGTAAAAGATGTGTTTATGTTTAGAGCTCCTAAAATTAAGTAACATTGAAAGGCGGTGAAATGCCTCTAATGAGCGAAAAACAAAAGGAAATCATTGTAACCGACGGCTCTCAAGAGAACCGTAAAACGGCTTACTCCAAAGAAGCGAAATTTGATGATGCATTCCATCTTCCTACACGCTTTGCGGGACTAAACAAGTTAGTTCTCCGTGATATGAACGGAACTAACACATCGCCTACTTTTTATTTGTATAGCAAAGATAAGATCTCCGAGTTCTTAAAGAACCCATATACAAACGAAAAGAATATACGAAACGCTGTAATCTACATTTACGGTGCAAGTTCGCATTTTAGGCGTTTGATTCAGTATTTTTCAAGTTTGTCCGATTTGGCTTATGTGGTATCCCCTCATAAGATTGACACTTCAACTGCGAAACCGCAGTCTATTCGGAGAAATTATCACAAAGTACTAAATCTGTTATCTTCTATGGATATCAAAAACCAATTTGCAAAAGTACTTACTGTCTGTTTAAGAGAAGATGTATTTTATGGAACAATGTGGGTCAATACGGATAGTATCATTATTCAACAATTGCCATCCGATTACTGTACAGTTGCAGTCGTAGAAGATAATGTACTGAATGTTTCTTTTGACTTCTCGTATTTTGACAGTAACTCACAGTACCTTGCGAATTATCCACCTGAGTTTACTACAAAATACAACCTCTATCAGAAAGATAGACAAGGTATGAAGTGGCAGGAGTTAGACTCTCCCACTTCTTTTGCAGTGAAATGCAACAATGATATCTTGAATTACGCAATTCCTCCGTTTGCAGGAATTTTGCGTGAAATTTACGATATCGAAGACTACAAACAACTCAAACTCACCAAAACAGAGCTCGAAAACTACGCAATGTTGGTAATGAAGCTTGGTATCAATAGCGACGGCGAATGGGAAATGGATCTTGATAAGGCTAAAGAATTCTGGAGAAATCTGGACGGTATTTTGCCGGAAGAGATTGGTTCTGTTTTATCGCCTATGCAGATTGATAAGATCAGTTTTGAAAAGGCAAATACAGGCGACACCAACACTGTGTCTGAAGCAGAACAGAATCTGTTTTCTGCTGCCGGTGTTTCAAGCCTATTGTTTAACAACGCTAAGGCATCTGCTAATGCTCTCCAGCTTTCAATTAAGGCTGACCAAGCAATGACATTTGGCATTGTAAAGAGTATTGAAGGTGTATTGAATAGATTTATTCGTGCGCAGTCTTACGGAAAGAACTTCAAGATTACATTCTTGGATTGCAGCCCGTTCAACCGAAAGGAATGTGGCGACGCATACCTAAAGGCTTGTCAGCTTGGTATCCCAATGGTTTCATACTATTGTGCTTCCCAAGGCTTAGGACAAGACGAAATGGATTGTATGAATTTCTTAGAAGACGATGTTCTTGGTATCAAGGGTAGATTTATCCCATTACAGAGCTCTTCTACTCAGTCTAAGACGACTACAGGCAATGACCCCGGTCGTGATGAAAAAGATATAGACGAGCTAACTGATTCTGGTGAAATTACCCGTGAAGAAGAGTGAGTAAAAGGAGAAAAATAATGTTTTTATATGTTATGGATACCGAAAGTAGGGATAAACTTCTCAATCTCGGCTTTGAGCTGTTGAAAGAGAATGACAAGAAAACCGTTTGGGTTTTCGTGAACAAGCCCGATCAAACATTTGATGTGGTTGATGTTCCTTGTGTCGTATCAGATGTCCTAACTTTCTGAGTATAAACATACTCAAAAGGCGGTGATGAATAATGAGCGAAAGGAAATTTAATATCGTATATGAGTCTGCTGTTGAGAAATTGACAGAGATTAACTCGTCCTTCGATAAGGGTATTTTGCGAGTTGCATATACGGGCAAAAACAGGAACAAGTCATTCATCAGCAAAAGTACTTTTGAGAAGTGCATCAATACAATCTACAATGTTCCGATTGTATGTAATTACAATCGTGAAACAGATTCTATCGGCGCTCACGATGTTGAAATTGTTAAGACCAGTAAAGGAATGAAGCTGATTAACATCACACAACCAGTCGGCGTAGTGCCGGAGTCCGCTAATTATTGGTGGGAAACTGTTGAAGAGGATAATGGTGAGGTTCACGAGTATTTGTGTGTCGAAATCATTATCTGGAAGCGACAGGAAGCGTATGCAAAAATCAAAGAAAACGGAATTACAGACGAGTCTATGGAGATAAAGGTCAAGAGTGGACAAACGATTGACGGCTATTATCACATAGACTCTTTTGAATTTACAGCGTTCTGCCTGTTAGAAAGTGCAGAGCCTTGTTATGAGTCCGCCTGTGTTGAGATGTTTACGCTCAAATCATTCCACGACGAGTACACCAAGATGATGGCTGACTTCAAAGAGCATTTTTCAACGGTCACAACCTCGAAAGAGGATGACATAAATCCACAAAGTATCACACAAAATCTCTCGAAAGGAGGAAATATCTCATTGGATAGAATGGAGCTTTTATCTGAATACGGGTTAACCGTAGAAGCGCTTGATTTCAACATTGACGATTTCACAGTCGATGAATTGAGAGCTAAGTTTGAAGCGATGAAGAAGAAAGCAAAGCCTGTCGATGATGACGACGATAACGAGCCTGCCGATCCAGCTCACGAAGGTGGCGACGGCGAAGGCGGAGAAGGTTCTGATCCTAATGCTGACCCCGCAGCGGAACCAGCAGCACAGTCTGATGAAGGCACTGACGGTGCCGAAGGTGGTGCAGATGGCGAAGGCGCTGATGGTGCCGATGGCGGTACTGATGGCGACGGTGAAGGCAGCGAAGAGTTCTCTCTTACTGGCGAACAGTTCTTATCTCAGCTTTTTGAGGCTTTATCAGCGGTCAAGTACACCGATCCTTATTGGGGCGAGATGTGCAAGTATATGTATGTAGACTATGACCACGAAGCGTCTGAGGTTTATTGCTACGATTGCGAAGATTGGAAGCTG